CGAACATAGAGTTGCCATCAAGAATCTTTGCAAGAAGCTCATTTCTGGGAACTCCAGATAAAAGAGCATGATGATGATTGCGGTGAGTGCTAAAAATCCAGTCCCCATCTTTAACCTCCTTAAACAAGTCAATTAAAAAATCCTCATTACCACCTGATAAGTGAATAAGGTAAGGAAGATCACCATCTTCCCAGTGATCCGCCACCTCTTTTTCAAAATCAATTAAATCTTGCTTATTCATTTAGTTCCAACCAGTTTGTAGAGCTTGTATTTCTTAGATTCATGCCATTTATCAAGGATTAAGTAACCTTGCGCCTTAAGTTCCCCTACCCTAGTAGATAGCTTCATCGTGCCAGCTTCTTTCAAAGCATCTAAGGGTGATTTCCAGCCTTTTTTAAGGCATTTAATAATTTCTTGCTTTTGAGTTAATTCCATAATTATTCTCCTCATTAGGTTAAGTGGTGAGTTGCCCAGAAACGCCCTCACCGTAGCGCACCTAACTACTTGGCTAATTCACGCCAAATTCGCATCTGAGCTTACGGAGTGATCCTCCATCCGATCAAGCATGACTACACAACCGCCACCCTTTTTCGGCACACCTCTTGTAATAGATACCCGTTGTACCTGGCAATCGTCATCGAAAACTCCAGCATCTTGTAAGGCATCCAAAATGGGCTTAATACAGTTGTCAATATCCATGAGTTTTTTGGATCTTGGATGTAAGACGATTTCAACCCACATGGGAGCATCTCCAAACTTAGGTACACGCCATTCCGCACAATATTCTGCAACATGATTCTTAAAATCCCTTCCCCGTTGGCTGATAAACCTACGATGTCCACTAGCGATCCAGTAGTTATTGATTGAGGGTGGATAAGGTAGGTTTAAATGAATCATCAGCAGTTAATTGGTTTAAATGGTCCTTCGGTATTGGTATCCCAACAGCAAATACCACCTGTATAGTCACGCTCACACTTAGTAGCTGCATGACATTGAGAGATTCCAAACATCATAAAAGTAAAAGCAATTAAAACTAATAATAAAAATTTTTTCATTTTCAAAACTCCTTTTGGTGGGGTACTTGCTGATTGCCTTTTCATTTCAGATAACTGGTCAATCCCGACATTGCTATCAGTAACCTAGTCAGTTGCTTTCCCCCGTAAACTAAAACGGAACATCAGAATCATCGACACGATTCACTTCTTTTGGATAAACGCCAGGGTTCTGTGGTTTCCAATTATCTTCGGACAAGCTAATCAAACTACCTTTAGGAGTTTGCTTAGTCCATCCCGCAATCTTCAGGGTTTGACCCGCTTTATAGTCCTCTGAGAGCAATAGCGTACCTTTCCAATCAGGAGAGCGCTCATTGGTTTTCTTTTCGTTCTGAAACAGAACACCTTTGCCCATCTGGGCGATATGACCATTAGCCATTGTTGATTTCCTTTCTAATTGCTTGGAGTTTTGATAAGAACTTCGCTGTAGTATTGCCGTCAAATGTTTTTGTATAGGCTTCATTGACATCTCTAAATGCCTTTATCTTGGAGAACTTTTCCTCTGCTGTCATCTTGGTAGATTCATGGATCTTGGCGTGCATCTCTGCAAATCCATCAATCCAATCGTCTTTACACACATAATGCGCATACGGAACATCATTACCAGGAACATACATCGGCAACGCCATATCTGGGATGTCATTAGGAATAGCGGAAAGATCGACTACGCTAGGAATGACTGACCCCATGTCTTTTAATACGGTAGGCTTGACGGTCTGGGTTTCGAAGTTTTCGACTTCATCAGGTGAGTAGAACCCCGTAACAGATCCTGGGAAAACTGATCTAACCCCCTCTGAAATACAACGGCTTCTGAGCATCGCTCTGGGAAACTTTTGCCATCCGCTTCCTGGTTTAACAAGACCAATTTTGGTAGCTTGTCCAATGGTCCATGTAACCGCAAGGTTACCCCCGACGGGGTGTGAAAAAACTCCTGTAACTGATTCATCTGTGTAGTCCTTCCATTCGACTTTGCCACCTGCATTTTGGAAACGGGCAAGCATCGCATCAGCTTTTAATGCTGGTCTGCCCTGGATGATGTGAAAGTCACGAGCTGCTGTTGCAGGATGTAAACCTTCCGCCTGTGCTACCGCCATCAACGCTAGAACGCTGTTGGTGTCCTTCATACCAAACAGACCAGACTTGGCTATTGCTTGTGCCATCTGCTCCATCTCGTTAAAACTGACAATATTGCTCATAATTCCTCCGCTTTTTCTGCGTGTTTAGTGGAATACTCAATCCAGTCATTCATTAGATTGTGTTTCGCAATAAAAATCATTGCTAATTGCAATTCCTCATAAGCCATAAATGGAACATTAGAACCAATCCAATTGCCCATAGCAAACCCGCTATCGTCTTTTTGAAAATCATCAAAAAAACCCCAATAAGCAAAACCTTCAGACGGCTTTAAAAGTAACTCCATAATTTTTGTTGATGGATTAAACATGAATAATCTCCGATAGTGTGTAAATAGTGTCAATGACTGAACTTACAGCCATGATCCAAACTGCTATATCAATATTGCTCATTTTCTTGCCTTCCCAATACGCAAGTAGTTTGATACCTCAAGCATCTCAAGTATTTGTCAAGAACTTGCCTTACTCTAGTTGGCGTAACTCCGTAAAACTTGGCTAAATTCTTTATGTTTTCACCTTCTCTATAGCGAAAATCCAAAACTGCCATCTCTTTGAAATTCCAATCGTTTTTATTTGTCATTTGACTAAGAACCTCCGAGATCCAGGGGTTTCGACCACAAACTGCTCATAAATATCAGGCATGGCACTCTGGAATAGTGATGCTGAGAACTTCTTAGAACTTTTAGAGGATTTCCAAGAAACTAATGTCTGTCCATCCACTGTTCTAATCTCTTGGCACTCTCCCATAAGATTTCGGACAGCGACTTCAATCTGCTCCTCAGTAGCTTCAAGGTGTTTAATCTGATTCTTGACATCCCGTAACTGAGCGATAGCCAACTCAACTTGCTGTGTAGCCGTAACCACCGCAGTAGAGGATGACGGGTAAATGATCTTAGTTTGCTCAATTGTTTCCGCAGGGGGTAAGGTATTAGCTTGGCAATAACCCCACACTGTAGCCATTTTTTGGATAAGGTCATCTTTTTCCTGATCTGTAATATCAAATTCAAATGTATGAAATTCTTGACCACCAAATAAGACGGCAAGATATATCTTTGAAATACCATGACAAGCAGCCTCATGGATAAGCTGCGCATAATCCGCATCAGGAATCCTATTGCTATCAGGATCAAACTTGTTTCTAACGGCAGCATTGTAGTTTTTAGCCTCTACAAGAGCTTTGCCATCAGCACTAATAAAATCAAAATGGCTACGAAACCAATCATGGCTAGGGTGAGCAATACTATAGTCAGCATCTTTTAACTCCATCTTTAAACGATCTTGAGCCAGCTTACCAATGGTAGGCTGCATGACATGACCCATCTGCACTGCTTCCACGCCTGAGAGGTCTTTTAACTCCTTCTTACCTTGCTTTTCTAGGATGACATCTACCATCTTGCCATTAGCGACCTTACGACTGTCACCCGACCAGATAGCGGAACGCCTTATCTCTGGTGCAAAATCTGCTTGATCGTTCATACCACCTCCATAATGGTTTTAACAATCTCTTTCCAACTGTCGATCTCATCTTCTAGATCTTCTAACTCTTGACCTAGCTTGCCCGTCTTACTTTCCTCTGCTCTGAGGGTATCTTGCAATTGAGCAATAACATCATCTTGCCGAGCTATCAGGTTTTTTAAACGATCTAACTCTGATACTTGCTTACTTGGTCTGCCTACTGGTTTTTTTATTGCCATGATTAACTCCATTAGTTAGGTTATTTACCAAAAGGGATTGCTGAAAGATCGTCAAGATCCTCTATTTCAATAAAAGCAAACCACTTCGCATCTTCCCCGCATCCGCTTATGGGCAAGTTACGGCTATTGTTTGCTGTCATTTTCTTTTGTAGTCCCGTCACCATATCGTGAGGGCGTTGGGGTGACAAGCACTGTAAAGTGTCTTGGTCTAGGTGTTTGCAGTTAACGCAATATTCCATGATTATTCCTTATTAAATAGTTAGGGTTTGATTACTACAGTTATGACTTTACTACATTATTTGCGTTATGTGCTAATTTAATTCTCTCCAGGTGTAGTTTTTCCGCAAAGCTCATCCCTTGTAACAATGACTGCTGGTTTTCCTTCTTGGGGGATAACAACTTCACCGAACTGGTTGATGTAATACGCATCGCCTTGCTCCTTCGCTTTAATTAAATTACGGGCTTGATTCCTGGCGTTCATTTCTTGCCATTTTGCTGCATCTTGATCTGCTTTACTCATTTTGTTGCTCCTTTTAAAAAACTGTGGTTTAATGCGCTTAAGTTTGTTTTAGTCGTGGTTTTGTGGTTTGCTGTCAAGGGGGCTTGAAAGCGTTTTAACCATGCTACCAAAATCACGATTAAAGCAAATTACAAGGGGGCATCACCCACCCCTCCCGTCTGGTGTAGCACCAAAGGGAATAAACAAGTCGGCTAGTATCTGGAGGACCTTTACAGGACCGCACCTCTTTAGTTAAGCGACATAGATAAACTATAGCTACTCTCTTAAAAGAGATCCCCCACCGTAAGGCGGGTAAGGTTCTTATTCTCTCGGGGTTCATGGGGTTTTGGGGTTCTTACAAAGCCAACAGTAACCAAACCAGTAGCAAACCACCAAATACTGCTGCCAGGTCAATTAACTGATCTTTACTGATTACCCCTTGCACACGCATGAGGGAATATTTCTTCTTTATAAAGATTTTGCGATCAATTGTATAAATATCATTATTTTTCATAAATACCTCGAAAATTAGTTAGGTTAGTAAGATAAAACTATTAAATACCTTTAAAACACTTTAAAACAAGCGCTACAGCGTTTTTACAGGGTAAGTGATACCTGAGTACCACTAAACCCGTAAAGCGCTCTATTGCCACAATTTGCCCTGTTTAACTGTAGATCGCCAGGCGTTATAACTTAGCGCTGTGATACCTTGCTTAGCGCTCCAATATAGATAAGCGCTGTACTTATCCTGAGCGCTCATGCTGCTACCCTCTCAATCCACACTGAACTAAACCCGTACTGGATCTTAAACTGAGCGCAGCCAGTAGTCAGATCAAACCTGCAGCGCTTCTCATCATCATCTGATAGGTAGATTTCACCTCTAGCAAGTTTGATCGCTGTATTGAGATCTACGGGTTTATCGTTGATAAAACCCTTACCGTAAACATTAAACATAAATCCTCCAATTAGTTAGGTATTGATTGCTTAATTGCAATCCTATAAACCCCTATTTCTAAGGGTTTATAAGTTGCAACTACTTAATCAGGAATAGCGTTAAAAAATTGCTCCGCTGCATCAGGATCGTCAAATTTCCTAAGTATTTCAAGGGTTTGCCAGTTGTAAACATAAAAATACTGTTTATCATTTTCGTCATAATCGGATGATAGTAAAAAATCGTCTTTTCTCATTTTTAACCCCTTTTTATGCTGCATTTTGATTAGAAATTGCATCAAGTGAATTGATGTAATCAGCTGCCTTTTGAGCAAGCGCAGCAGCGTTAAAAATCGCTTTATTGTCATTTTTTAAGCATTGCAGCCAGTTGCCAATATAATCAGCATGCTGCAATTCGCCCTCAATCTGATAATCAGCGCATAAAAATGCAGCGCCCATTTCAGCAACCAGCTCCTCAAATGCATAAGCGGTATCAGCAAAGCGCTTGCCCTTGGTACGGTCTAAACGATGCTCAGCGCCAGACCAGTGAGTGAGCTCATGTAAAACAGTGGCGTAGTAGTGGCTCTCACTTAAAAAGGTAGAGCGATCAGGAATAGTGATGCTGTCAGTACCAGGGCGATAAAATGCCCTGCCTCCCCCATGCGAGATCTGAGCTCCAGTCTTAATGATGCGATCCTCTAGAGCTGGCACTGGATTAAATTCACTAATCACTGGTTCTGGTTTGCTTATTTCTAATCCATCAATCTGATCCAAGTTAAAAACATAATAAGACTTGAGAAGTGCATAGGTAGATTTATCAGGATTTAGATCAGTAGGCTTGATCTCGCTCTTAGTAACCTGAGAATAAAAAACCACTTGCGTACCCTTTTCGCCCTTGCGCACATTCCCGCCCATTTCCTGCCATTGTTTGAATGATCCCCAAATAGGTGAGTTGTAACCTGACATACCTAGAATCAAGCGGTTAACGCCTGAATACTCTTTTTTAGATACGATATTACGATCAGCTCCGCCTACGCTGCCTGATTTCCAGGGTTTGATCCAGGGCGCTATCCCTGCCTCAAGTTGAGAGATGATCTTATTAGTAACGCTATCGTAAACACTGATACGGTTTGCTTGTACTGTCATTTTGAATTGCTCCTAGTTAGGTGTTAGGTTTAAAACTTTGATGTAATAGTGTTTTTAATATCGCCATCGAATTTAGCGATCTGATCCTGCAATTGCTCTTTTGTATAGATCTTATTGATTTTCTTACCAGATCCAAAAGAGTGAGTGACAGTAAACTTACCGTCATTACGGATTGATTTGATGTGCAGCACTTGACCGCTCAAGTGACCGTCATTCTCTTGCGTAAAATTGCCATAAGTGTTTTGCATGATGTATAGCTCCTAGTTAGGTTTAATAGTCATATAGACTATGTAATCATTATAACGCTACTAATCAATATAAAGTAAACAATTTAATAAATAATTTTTTCTATTGTTGTTTAAATGTTGATAGTCTGCTACTATCGGCATAGCTATACTACTATCATCTATAGTCTATATAGGTCTATTGTCTATTTCATATACTGTATAGGTACTTAGTCACTAGATATATAGATAGGGAATAGGTAAGAATGAAGTGACGATAGGTTTGCACATCGTGCGCTCTTATCAATTCTAAATAGGGGTACGGGTACTCTCTCACTGTCATAACGCTATAACCTTGCATAGGTTACTTAGAATTGGGATAGGACAGATTGCATAGATTGCGCGCTAACTGTTTGCCCTTTGATTTGGGCATGAGTACGGTGAGGTGCGCACCCCCTTCCGAGTCCACCCCAAAAAAAATTACAGTTTATTGAGCGTGGTTGTGTTGTCGGTTAAGTTCACGCTCTGGTCTGAACAATAGAACTTCCGACTTAACACCTTGTCTTTATTGAAGATATTGAAGGTTGTCCACATTGGACCTGTGGCTACACCTTCTATGTGTTTACAGCCATTGGACAGAACTCCGATGTCAGTGACCGTAAAATGGTGGTCTAAAGTGCATGGAACAAGCCCTGTAGGGTAGGTTGTAATGACTTTATAGCCCTCATTTGCTAAATCCCGTACCCGTTTGTTAAAGAACTCTGGGGTGTAATCGGGAAGTTGACCGCTTTGAGGATGGCTGTTGATGATGAGGTAATCAAATTCATACCGAGAAGGGCGCATCAATGCGGGGTAATCGAACAATAGATCTTCCCTGCAAGCCATAGGATTGGAAACTTCGAGCCTGTCGGAAAGGTAATTAAACCAATCTAAGTGAAATACCACCCAGTTGTGCCGAGCCTGATGGTTGTAAAAAAAGTTCTGATAGCCTATCCACGAATTAAGAGCGCCAGGCGGAATACTTAACCCTTGCAAGCTAATAGGAAGGTCCTCAAGCAACGGGGTTAGTTGACTGTGGTGCATCGGATTACAGTGGTGGGTGAACTCAAGGTCGGGGTTCTCTTTGCAAACCCGCCTTAAGTAATTAAGATGAACTAGGTTATCTCCTAGATGATATTCATTGTATGTGTGTATCATGGTAGTGTATGATGAGTTAAGTTATAAGGAGAATAGC